AGGAGAACGTAGCAGCTTTCACAAAGGAGCTGGCGGAAAAGGGACTCGGCGAAGGGGCCGCCCCGATTTTTGGGAAGCCCGGAGCAGACGGAACCAGCGCCGCCGTAGCTACGTACATCCAGGAACAAGCCGCCGCAGCCAAAGGCGAAGCCACCGGCCTGGGCGGAAAGAGTTTATAACCTTTAACGCATTTTTGCAATGTTCACTATTACCCGCAAATCCGACAGCCGCGTCCTGCGCGCTTTCGTTCATAAGCTGGCGGACATTCCTAACGGCGTAACCGTAGCCACCACCGAGCTGGTAAACGGCGGCATCCTCCCCGAGGGCGCCATCGTAGGCAAGGACAGCAGCACCGGCGTATACCACCTGATCAAGACCGCCGTCCTGGCGGCCAACGCAGCAAACGACGCCACCACGTACACCGTTAAGAAGGGCCACCACTTCAAGGTCGGCGACTTTATCAGCGCCGGCATCGGTAAGAAGGCTTATGCCATTACCGCCATCGCAACCAACAGCGGCGACGCCACCTGCGACGACCTTTCGGTCGGCACGACCCTGGGCGTAGCCATTTCCGCCGGAGAAGCCATCGTCCAGGCCAAAGCCCAGGCGACCGGCAACACTTCCGCGCTTAAGTACGATGCCCCCTATGCAGTAGTCGGCGACAGCTACAACGTAGTAGCCGGAACCAACATTTTTGCACAGGCCTGGCTCATCGGCGTTATTAAAGGCGCCCTTGCACCCGCCGCCCCCGCGGACGTTATCGCAAAGGTCCCCGGCGTTCAGTTCATTTAATACCAATAGGAGGAAAAAATTATGTTACAGAGCCTTATGGTCGGCCTGACCGAAAAGGACATGCAGGCCGTCGTAAAAACCTACAATTTTAACCCCTTCTACTGGCCCACCCTTTTCCCGCTTAAAAAGAACTTGACGCTTTCCTGGAAGGCGCTCGAGAAGCAGGCCGGGGTGCGTATTGCAGCCGACATCGTAGCAAGGGGCGCAAGCCTTGACAAAAAGACCCGCGAAGCGCTTAACCGCTTGCAGGGCGACATCCCCAAGATCGCTATCAAGCGCGTAAAAGAAGAGGACGAGCTGAACGAGTACGACATCATGGTCGCACTTGCCGGCAATAACCCCGACTTGCGCGCGCTTGTAGAGGCCTGGGCCGAGGATACCAAATTCTGCTGGGACGGCGTAGCCGCCCGCCTTGAATGGATGGCCCTCCAGAGCATCTCCCTGGGTAAAATTACCCTTTCCAACGACAACAACGCCGGCCCGCTTTCCGAGTTTAACGTGGACTACGACCTGGCCGCCGCCCACAAGAAGGGCTACCAGACCGGATCCGCCAGCTGGGACAACGCCGCCGCGAAGCCTATTACTAAGGACTTCCGCGCCATCGTAAAGGCCGCCCGCGAGGAGCAGATCGCACCCCGCTACGCCTTCATGAACGCCGCCACCTTCGCCAAGTTCGCAGAGAACGAGGAAGTTATCAAGCTTTCCGCGAGCTTCGCCCAGAACGTCCTGAACGTAGCCTATACGCCGACCGTTGAAGCCGTAAACGCCGCGCTTAACCGCCTGGCCTACCTTTACGGCCTTCAAATTGTCGTTATCGACCAGCAGATCACCATCGAGAAGAAGGACGGCAGCCGCGCAACCGGCAACCCCTTCGCCGACGACGTGGTCCTGTTCAGCGAGGACAAGGTGCTGGGTAACACCTTCTACACCGAACCCGCCGACATGAAGCTGAAGGGCAGCGCCGCCGTTAAGGCCCTTAACGGCCCCGTCTGCATCAAGAAGTACAGCACCGAGGAACCTATTACCGAGGTAACCCAGGGAATCGCCAACGCCTTCCCTGCCTGGCTTGCTTCCGGCCGTTCCTTCCTGCTTGACGTAACCCACAGCAGCTGGTCCCACTAATAGACACACCCGGCCGGGCCGGCCCCCGGCGGAAACCTACGAAGCCCGTCACGCCGGCCCAACCTTTTAACCCTTTAGACAGCAGCAAGCCATGACCTACAAGCAATGGATCACAAAAACCGGGGCGCGCTTTCAGCTTTCGGCGGACGACGTCGACCTGATTTTAACGAACCGGGCCGACCTTATACCGAACCCGGACGCCGTAGTGGACGTTAAGACCGCGAAAACCGCACTTTGTAAGGAATTCGCAAGCCTTATCCCCCTGGCGAACGTTTCGGAAGGCGGCTATTCCATTACCTGGAACTGGGACGCGCTTAAGCTTTGGTATTCCCAGACTTGCGCGGAATTAGGCCTGCAGGACATTACAAAGCCCCAAATTCGTAACAAAAGTTTCGTATGGTAAGCCTTGCGCAATACCCGCACTTCCTTTATGCCTTCCAGCCAGGCGAAGCGACCAGGAACGCGAACGGCAGCTACATAGCCGCCACGGGCGAATGGAAGCTTATATCAGCCTGCCGGGAGGAAACGAACGGGAAAGGCACGAAAATACAGCTGACCAATAGCGAAACTTACGTTTTTGCGTCGCTTATCCAGATACCGGTGGGAGCCGCAAGAATTCCGGAAGGCACTAAGATAGCCGTAACAGCTTTCGAGGTAGAAACGGAATACCTTAGCGACGAAGCCTGGCTGGAAGCAAGCCGCCGCGTAGGGCTGGTCCGCATAACCGGCGAAGTAGCAAAATACGACGTCGGCCGCCTTCATAACCGCTGCTGGATTTAACACGTAGGAGCAAGGGACACGTTATGCAGAGCATAGAATTAGACGATATCCTGTACAGGATCTTAAGCACGAACACGGGCGTAACCGGCGCTATAAGCGGCGACGTTTACGTCATGGGCGAGCGCCCGGAAAATTCCAAGCTTTGCGACGTAGTTATTAACACGCTTTCCGCCGGCGGCGAGAACCGCCCCCAGATAGCCACGTCGAACGTAAATATTCACGTTCCAGACTTGAAGCTGACCATCGGGGGCCAGCCACAGCGGAAGGCAGACCGGGAGACCCTGCGGACCATAGTGGCGGCCGTAAAAGCCGCCCTTAAGTCCGCCCAGGTTGAAGGCCTTACAATAGCGCTCGGCGCGGAAAACACTATCCGCGAAGTAAACGCCCCGGAACACTACGCAAATATAAGGGTTGAATGGTACATCCCCGCAGACCCGGAACCGGCTCAGGAGCAGGAGCCGGAACCGGATCCGGAGGAAACCGGCGAAAGCGCCCAGACAGGCGACGAAACCGGCGAAACCGGAGACAGCGGAGAGCAGCAGGCCGGGGACGTTCAGCAGGACCCAGAAGAAACAGAAGAAACAATTTAACACCGTAACACAATGGCAAAACACGTATATACGCTCGGTCTTTCCGAGATTAAGATGGGAGCCATCGCCGGCGACGGCGGTATGGGTTCCAGCCTTGCGTCTTTGGGCTATACCTACCAGGACACCGCCCAGATGATCACCGAGGACGCCGCGGTCACGGACTTTTACGCCGAGGAAGTAGACGACCCCGTCGTCAGCATCGGCCGCGCCGGTAAAATTCAGTTCAAGTGGAGCTTGATGAACCCCAGTCCGGACGACCTGGAAACCGTTATCGGCGGCACAGCTTCCAAGAGCGACAACCAGCTCACCGACAACGACGTATGGAGCGCCCCCGATAGCCACACCGTTATCGAGAAGTCCCTGGAGATCACCCCGAAACAGGGCCTTAAATTCTCCGTTCCCCGCGCCAAGATTGAAGCCAAGCTTAACGGCAATTTGAGCAAGAGCGCAATGCTCCTGGTCGAAATTACCGCCACCGTTATGGCCCCGACCAAGAGCGGCGAAAAGAAGCTGAAGGCCCAGATCGTAACGGCATCCTAAGCAAGCGCCGGGGGAATTCCCGCCGTAATTATTGTGGTTGCAAGCCCCCGGAAATTCGTTTTTAGGGGCTTGCTTTTACTTTTTAATAGAGAATACCAATGGCAGAACAAAACGCGCGAGAAAGCGCCGAAAAGACGCTCCAGGACATAGAACGCGACGAACTAAACCTTATGATCCAGGGCGGGGTCCGGTTTACCGTTTCCCGCAAGGTTTACAAGCGCGCCCCGGGCCTTTTGGGCTTCATACTTCCGCGGAAGGCTGAGAACGTAACGGAAGCTTTCGTTATTCAGGAACCGACCCTTAACACCCTGGACCGGCTTAGCGAGATATGGGTGGGGATGGATATCCCGGAAGCGGAGCTTACAGCCGGCGGCCACAAAACGCTGGCAGCCGCGAAGCGGGTCGCCTTCCAGAACACGAAGAAAATGGCCCGAATTATAGCAATAGCCGTCCTCGGGGAAGATTATTACTATACTATTCAGGACGCAAACGGACGGATCCGCCGCAAGACGGACGACAAAGAGCTGGAACGGCTGGCGGATATATTCGCCCACAATATAAAGCCTTCCGACCTTTTGGGCCTTGCGCAGACCGTAACCAGCGTTTCCAATTTAGGGGATTTTATAGGCTCTATGCGATACATGAGCGGCGCAACAACGACACAGATAGCGGATCGTATAGAGTAACCGGGCTTAAAAGCCCCCACGGCCGCCGGGGTTCTATTTGCGCCCATTTCGGCTGGACGTTGGACTATTTGCTGCACGGAATTCCCTGGGCCACGGTTCAAAGGATGGTAATAGACGCCGCAAGCGTAGAGCAGAAGGACGCCGAAAACCCGGAGCCGGTCGCCGTAACGCAGGAAAACGCGCAAGACATACTTAACGCAATTAACAGACTACAACGATGAGCGTAAATATAGGGTCGCTCGAATTCGAGCTTATAGCCAAAAACGGGCAAATTAACGACGCCCTGGACGAGACCGGAAGGCGAATACAAGGCCTTTCCG